ACAGAAGGTACCAGGGGTCAACTCTCACCTTGCCATCGGATTTTGTACGCTGGCCCCTGGTATCCTTACTTACTGCCTACAGCTTTCGCTTTCGTTCCTTCATGGCATAAAACACACCCCTTTCGAAGGCTAAAAGGGGGGGAGTGATAAAACAAGCTCACTCAAACCTGATGGGGTTTAGCATTACCCCACTAAGCGGTTCATCAGACTCGGTCGTGCAGATTTAAAGACTCGATATAGCGAGTTTGGGCACCTTTTCCGAGTTCTTGCCGAATCTTCTGGGCTTTAGCCTGCTCTGCCGTCGTCATCTTGGATTTGATGAGATCGGAATGTTTCTGACGGAGAGAGCCTCCACTTAGAGCTGATGCACGCGATCCACCCAAACTGGGGATCAAGCGTTTGCCGAAGGACTTTGATCTTTTGTTGTCCAACAAGCTAGACGCGACATGTCGGTCGCTTGGATATACTCCCGGCAAATTGAGCACAGTCTCTGTGTTTGGAATGGAAGTGAAGGCAGAAGACTCTGTTGGTGAAGGAGGGCGGGCACTAACCTCTTCATCAGAGGGAGAATTTATCTCGTCGACTGGATCAGCATTGACCTGTATCCAATCAGCCACTCCTATCGGGGCTTTAGTGTCTGGACTATCCACAAGCCCCCCCAAATCCCTGACCGTTTGATGTATCGGTGTTGGTGGAAACTCCGGGATTATGGGTGGAAGAGTCGTAGGCAGAATTTTATGCTCTACTCCTCTCTTCTCAGCTTCGCGAATATCCCTAAATTGAGCTATATTAGCATCATATTCGTCGACTGAGGACCGAGGTGAACCAGCCTCGGGGGTTTTAGAGTGTTTTCCATCACTATCAACCTCACCGAGCAGAGGCTCCCCAGGTAGAGCCACGGGAGGTGGAGGGAAGGCTACCCCAATAGCTCTTCCTAACCTGGTAATCGCAGTGTCGTCACGGTCGAATTCCATAAAGATTGTCCCAACCTTCCAATTAAACCAATTCCAATCCGCAAATGATTGTACGAAATTGAACGCATGGCTGCGGCGGAACGGCGGCAACAAGATAGAGATCTTTCCGGTCTTCTTGACGAAGAGGCGACCTCTAGTTGAGTAGTTGCTCCTGGCTTGATCTCCATTTCTGAAAGTCGAGCCAGCAATTGAAATTTGGCCTGAGGTAAGAACCTCATATTTGTAACTATTTTCTTCTTTATAGGAATTCCCGTCACCGGGCAGGAGACCCCAACTGTCTCCTGGTAAACCCGTTTGTACCCCTACAAACTCATCCCCCAACACGTTCTTGTCTATACGACCAGATACTGTGTTGGCCCCTACACACATCAACAAGATATAATATTCACCCGCCTTGACGGGGATGTCGATAGCGATATTGATTATATCCGGAGTGTGGGTAACGTAGCGGACGTTCAAGGACTCCGCTACACACGATTCTTCGTCCCAGTACGTGCAACCCCAAGGCTGGGGTTTCTGCTTAAGGTCTGTGCCTTCAGTGGATCGACGGGAGAATCGGTCCATGTAAATGGGGCCTCCGTATCCAAACCACTCCCGCTTAACGGGAGGTGGTGGARGGGGAGGTGGAGGGGGGGTAGGTCCCGGTGTGGGGGACACTGCGTCTACCTATTTTGGGTCAAGAAAATTCACCACCATTGTGACGGTGATCGAGCCAGCGACTTTTGCTTCGCCATTTCCTTGGTATAAGACCCAGAATTGCTCTGAGCTCGTGGAGTGCCACTCCTCTCCTCGGATCTGTGCCCCTCTCCACGTAACATTTTGAGGGGCTCGGTTGGATATCGAGAACCGATAGAGCTTCGAGTCGAGTTGCGTTGCAGCGCAAGTGGTATCGAGCTGATAGACGAGGGCGCCACCATCGGTAGCAGACGCCTCGGAGCGAAAACTGAGTGTGACCTGTGATATCTTATAGCGAGCGTAGGACTTGAGTATTCCTGTCGCAAATTCTGGCTTCTGTGACAAAGATGGTCCGAACTTGATTGTCCCGGCYGAGTTTCCCTTGAGGTCTGGTAGTATAAACTTGAAGACTTCAGTAGACCCTGAACCTCGGGAAACTCCACCTCCTCTTCTTCTCCGATTACGTCGATTTCGTCGACGTCGGGATTGTAAGTTAGGGAGGACCATGATTGGACCGCCGCCTGGTGGGATGACATTCCGTACTCTCGCGGCTCGTCGTTGTCGACGTCGCCGGTTCCGGAGTGTCCTACTCGTAACATATGACCCATTTCTTCTTCTACCCCCTGCCGTATTCATTAACGATTTGACGCACGTGGGAGGAGACTTTTAGGTAGATTARATACAAGCCTAGTGCTGAGACCGGTATAGAGATCAGGAATCCTGATGCGAACCCTGATAGAAATTTATAATCTATGGTCTCTGGCTTGTYCGGTACGTAGACTCAGATACTTTCCGGCGCTTGCAACTACGGTATGCCCGGCTGTATGTAGGTCAGTTCGCTCACTCTCTCAGATCCTTTTGTGGCAAGACTGGATCGACAAGCCACATTTTGAGCAAACTGACGAAGTGTGGATCATGACGCAATTCATTTAGCACTGAAAAACATGCGTCAAGGTAGTTGGAGATCACCTCCACACTTCCTACCCCCGGATTRTATCCATGAATGAGCTTATAGAGCATTTTGGCTCTATTAACCGGGAGGGCGAGGTCCGGGCGCACAAAGATATGTGAACAGAATTCCAGTTCTCCGGARACCTCGACTTTGAAACCTAGATCTTTATACACCTCTAGGTTGGTGTCCACTGACTCAAGGGCGTCATCGCCCATAGCCATTGCCCATGTGGCGCCACAGTGGTAGGCAGCCATCACCCGAATGCGGCTATTGGATGARGAAGTGTTATAACTTCCACTCTTTTGAACCCCTGGCACACGCTGGGCATACAGGGAGCCGTCGGATAAACAGAGAACGGAGGTTGATAGGCACTTGAGCCAACATGCTCTAAGGCGCCTCGTTAGATCATTGTTCTCTAGGGTCAGGCGGTTGCGGACCTCCATTTCATCTTCTAACATCCAGGCCGCAACGCTCCAGTCAAAGCCGGAGCAGTCAGTGGGGACCAGGAATTCCCGCCACCGGGCAACTACAACCTCGGGGGTGGTACTCATCTGATCCGCAAGGAGTTCCAGGAACTCCGAGGTCTGCCCGTCCGTAGACAGACCAAAACCGGGTTTGCTTGGGATAGCGCGCCAGAGACAGATCTCGCGCTTGTTCTGATTTTGGAACAAAACCCGGGCTACCAATTGATCGACCAAGGACACAGACATGATGAGGCGGTAGCGGCCTTCATCAAGCTTGGATTGTTTGTGGGGTTCTCCTTTCACGAATACTCTGATAGGATCGCAGAGCCCCTGCTGGACCAGCTGTTCGGCCGTCAACTGCTCAAAGCTGGCCTCTGACATCTTCTGTAAGCGGTCAAAGACGAGCCGAGTGAGAACTGGCAACAGAGCTGGGTCCTCCACCCATCCACGGTGGGAAGGAATTCCGTAGGCTATATAAGGGACGCCTACGCCAGCATCGAGCTCCAAGGAGAACACCGCCTGCTTAAAGTCTTCAAGAAATGCAGGCCAGCTCAGCACGTTGTCCTTGGTTGCCGCGGGCCGATTCGTACGACACGATGCGTACGCTTCCACGGTCTTTTTAATGACGCGCTCCCTCTCAGCGGACGAGGGTATTTTGCTAGACTCGGCGCGCGCGAGCCATCGGGCGGTTTGCAACCGCAGGGACCTCAATTCGGCTTCGGCCCCGAAGAGGGGCCAGCCGAACCCTCTGGTTTCTTCCTCCAACTTAGGGTGTTGGAGGCAGAGGGCTTCACCCCACGGTGATCTTCCTTTTTGTTTGGGGTGGTAGAATCTCGGGAGGTTCCCGCAGCGCTCGAAGCCTGCGACCTCCGATGGGGAGGTACAAACTTCCCAGCAGAAGAGGTTTTGGAAGTAGCCTCTGAAGTTTTTGGCTTCCTCTGCCGGCGCCGTTGTTTTCCCTGAGAAGGAGGATTGGATTTCGTGATTAACTGTTGGATCACCTCCTTCTCGATTGAGGCTGTGCTGATCTTCGCGACCATCGCCTCTACAACCTGCTTTACGATTTCTTTTCCGTCGCATAGCGTTCCGGAAGCAGGTTGAGCCTTGTTTAGGCGGTTGGCTCCGCCCAAGCCGTTTCCCGACTCGGCTACGATCCCTTTTGCTTTGTGACATTGACAACACGGAAAAGGGTAGGAATGTTCATTTAAACATCCCCACGTCACGTGTTCGCCACACACACATTTGCATGTATGAACAGGGACCTCAGGTGCCGAGGGTACTGGGGGCTGAGACTCGCGAAGGAAGTCATTGGAATTATAAAATTCATCTTCATCTTCCTCCGCCATATCAGCCCAGGCTTTGCCCGACAGTGGCTTATAATCCTTAAGCTTTTGATGCGCCACTTGAAGAATTTTTCCGAGTGCGATTGCATCAGTGTCGTCGAAAAGGCGACCCTGGGGCGCAGTTGTTTCAAAAGCGTATTGAGGAGTGGTGAGCCCCTCGACTGCCGGGATGGCGGTCATTAAATTGTAATTATTTTCAGCAGATCCGCCAATGTGGATGCCCACGATGGTCTTTCCAACGAAGAGTGGGGCTCCACTGTGGCCTTTTGTCGTGTTGCTCAGGTGCGAAGCAAAAAGGCCATCTCGTCCCACCAGCTCACCATTGGCAGACTGCCATTGACCATCGAATGTGTAAAGGGAAAATTTTCCCTTCGACAATTGGTGCACGGTCAGATAATTGGCAGCCTTACAACCAAGTAAACTGGTCCAAGCATGTGGTCCCATCCCAAGGTAAATATCACTCTTCTTTGAGGAGAGGACGCAATTAAATTCGGAGATGGGAATCTTGTTACCAGTTTTGGTGGAGACGACTTTGACTCCCGGAAGAGTGGCTACATGTTCAGCAGTTAAAAGGGCACATTCTCCGGTATGTAAGAGGATACAAGAGGCGTATCCAGCTAGGGAACCATCGGAGTATTGCACCAGTAGCACACTCGATTTGGGGGGTTTCTGTGGCACCTTGAAGCTGAGAAACCCCTCAACTGCCTTCTCCTTAACGTAGGAGCTCTTGGATTTGACTATCTTGAAAGAGCTCCTCATGATCCTCCAGGTGAGGATGCCAATAGTGCTCCATAGGTAAACGGGCAAGTTCCCAAAAAGCTTGTGCAGCCCTTGGACCATAAGCCTCGTTAACACGTACAGAAGCACGACGATACAGCTGTCTAAGAAGTGGTTCCTCAGCAGAAACCACAACCATGAGAATGCGCGCCATATCGTGTATGCCCACAAGTGTAGGAGCGCCCGGCCAGTGTCCTTTGATGCATTTGCCAGCATCTCGCGCAGCGAGTGCGACCATTCGCGGAAAGAGTTCGCCTCGATTGGCGAGAACGAACTCACATCGCTGTGCATCTTGACATATAACCCATGCAGCAAGTCTGCATAGGTCATCTCGCTGAGACTGGGGGGCTCCGGACATTGACAGGTCAAGGTATAATCTTTTATCTGACCAGTCGGAGGTAGGGGGCATGTACCCTGTTCTCTTGCAGATGGCCAGGAACGCTGGSCATAACCTTCTAGGAAGGTAGTATCGAGAGGGATCAAGAATCCCTCGGAGAACAAGGGGGAGAAGGCACAAAACAGACCTAAYAAAATCAGCGGGGCGGAAGTCATTGTTGTTTAAATAAGCTTCGAGAACAAGRGTGTGAAGACTTGCGAGAGTGTATAAAAACTCGATCTCGGTAAGCTGTGGTGTGAGGCCCGCTGACAGGAGGAGCAAATTAGATGAACGGTTGCAGACAACAACGTGCATCCAAAGCTGAGAAATCGATCAATCTCAAAGCAAGCCGAGAAATCTAGAATCTCAAGGCTTARGGCTCTCCCTRGGTTCGTTTTGT